CTTCTTGCTAGTGTTAGCGCGGAATGTGATTTCCGCATCAAACTTACCTTCATTCGCAACGGGAAGGAATTCATCAAGTTTTCCATCTTCCTTTGCTTCGATAAATCTTTGCGCTTCAAATGTAGCCATGTCTAAGTAAGTATCGTAATACTCATCAATAGGGAAAAGAGTAGAGCAATAATTCACTACCTCTTCATTCGTCATGTTTTCTGCTTTCTTGATATCGAATTCATTAAAGAAATCTTCACGCGCATTGT